TGACGAGACACTGCGCGGTGATCTGGAGATTGCGCGGCTGCGCCTTCAGGCGGCGCACGCAGAGGCTGAACTTCTCCGCACGGCCATCCGCCGCCTCGCGGACCAAGACGCCACGCTGTCGGCGTGCGACGGCAACGTGACGGTGACGATGGACGGGACGCTGACCGACGCGGAGCGGGAGGCGATTGAGGCGGCGGCTCGGATCGTTGACGAATATGACGACGAGATGGACGGATTCCCGTCTGGCGCGGCGGCCACGCTTCGCCGCCTACTGGAAAAACTGGGCTGAGAACACGCAGGATAAGCGGCGGCCCCGCCGTCCGCTTCATCCGCTGGTTCTGTGAGCGTAGAAAGGGAGACATGGACAACAAGTGGCAACCAATCGAAACCGCACCGAAGGACGGCACCGACATCCTTGTCGGCTGGTGGTCGGCGGGCGTGTGGTTTGTGAGAAACGCATGGTGGGACGATGGGTTCGACATCGAACTCGGAGCCATTGACCCTGCGGGCGAAGGCTGGTGGTATCCCAACACCAGCGTCGGCACCTACAAGGTCTGCCGAGAGAACAACGCTGTGGACGGCCCGCAGTATTGGATGCCGATGCCAGAGCCGCCCGCAGAGCATGGCAGCAAGTAGCCACAGAACGCTGCATTGAGCAGCCCGAGAAAGGACGTTGATATGACACAGGACGATGCCGGGTCTGCTCCAATGCTTGGTTCTGCATCGGGTTCCGAATGGCGATTTGGCGCAATCGACAACAAGCAGGAGTTGATCGACGAGGCGTGCAGGGCGTCGTTTTTCGGAGTCCCTGTTGGCGAACTTAGCAGGACTGAACTGCTTGCCGCTTTCGGATCGCTTCTCAAGCAGAAGATGTACGACCAAGAACGGGCAGACAGCGTCAAGAATATGTTCGCGCTGGCAAAACGGTGGCAGTCATAGGCAGAACCAGTGTTTATGCGGACCCGCATATCACGCCGCCAGCCGCATAACGCCCCGCCGATTCGCGCCGGGCGGCCGTGAGACGCGGCAAGCCGATGCTACGCGGACCACGTAACGCCGCTGCTTGACACGCCCGCGAGAGTGCGGGCATGGCGATCACGTTCTCCGTGCCCGGCGATCCAGTTCCGCAGCCGAGGCCGCGTGTCTCGACTCGCGGCGGGTTCGCTCGGGCGTACGTGCCCAAGACACACGCGGTGCATGCGTACCGGGCTGCGATCGCGGAAGCCGCTCGAGCTGCCGGTGCTGGCGTTCACGGCGAGCCGGTCGCGGTAGTCATCGACTTCGTCTTCGCCCGCCCGAAGTCGCACCTGCGGAAGTCAGGCGTAAGGCCAGACGCACCGAGGCTTCCCAGGCCCGACATCGACAACCTGGAGAAAGCTGTCCTCGACTCGTTGAACGGTGTGGCGTGGCAGGACGATACGCAAGTGGCTCGCGTGGTGAAAGAAAAAAGTTACGGCACGGAGGCACGGACGACCGTGCGGATCTCGTGATTCACTTCGGCGACCTGGAAAGCGAAGTCGGCGGCACCATGTCGATGGATCGTTTGCACGTTGAGTGGCTACTGAGAGTCTTGCGGGACCTTGTGCCACGCTGCGTGGTCGAAATCGGCTGCTGGAAAGGCGTGAGCACGACGGCGATTGCCGAGGCCCACCGGGCTGGCTACGTGGACGAAGTGCACATCATCGACATTGACATCAAGCCCACCGTGAGGCAGTTGGCCGAGGCGGGCGGGTTTACGGTGCACGAGATGCGGAGTGTGGAGGCGTTGCCGCTCATCCAGGCCCGTGGCGACGTGCTCGTGGTGGTGGACGGTGACCACTCGCTGGCCTGCGTCCGAGACGAACTGCTGGCGCTCATGGAACTCCAGCCCAGCGTCATCGTGGCGCACGACGTGACGGCTGAGGCTGCCGGGTACGGCGAGTGCGACGGGGCGCGGTGGTTGTGGGAGCGAGTGCAGTCGTGGGGCTGGTATTGCACGGTGGACTGCCGCAGGCGAGACGGGGCCAGCACGCACAGGGGCCTTCTCATTGCCTGCCGTGACGAGCTCGACGCCGAGACGGTGCGAGAGCAGCTGGCATGCCTGGACTGATTCTCACGGGCTGGACCGGCCTTGAGTTTGCCCAGATCGCAGCCCACACGCTGCCGATCATGGCGGCATATGCCGAGCAGCACGGGATGCGTTTCGCCTGCGCCAACCTTGCCGGCGAGCGTCCGCCGTCATGGATGAAGGTGAAGGCCATGCACCAGATGCTGGCCAATCACGAGTGCGTCGTGTGGATCGACGCCGACGTGGTGATTCTTGATCCGTCGCGGAACATCGCCCACGAGATCAGGCCCGGCCACGTTCAGGCGTTGGTGGAACACAAGACCGAGTGTGGCCCGGTGCCGAACTGCGGCGTATGGATCGCCACCCGTGACCTTCTGCCGTGGCTCGAGCAGGCGTGGATCGCTGGGCATGACATTGACCATCCGTGGTGGGAGCAGGCCAGCATCATGCGGCTCATGGGCTACCGCGTGGAACTACACGACAACAGCAGCCCTTCCTCGTTGCTTGACACGCCCACCACACTCCACGAGCGGACAACGTGGCTGTGTCCAACGTGGAACCATCACCCACGCGACGCCTGCCGCGTGGAATCGCCGGCCTTCTACCACGTCACCCAGCATGCAGACCGAATCGCAACCGTCCGTAGCCTCTGTGAATCTGCCCGAAAGACTGCTGGCCCCTCGGCTAGAGTTCGCGGGTGACTACGTCGCTAAGGTGGCCGCCGGCCGCGAGCGGCTGCGCCATTCCCGCGTGGCGTTCGTTGGCCTGGCCCGCAACTGCGGCGGGCCCCTGGAATCCAACCTGACGAAGTTGGAGCGGCTCGCAGACGAATGTGAGGCGTGGAGCCTGCACATTGAGGCGAACGATTGCGAAGACAACACGCTGGACGTGCTGCATGCGTTCGCGTCCAAGTACAAACAGGCCACGTACCACTACGCCGTGCTGGGCCGGCGGCAGTATTCGGCCGAGTTCGCCGGGCCTCGCACGATTGCGCTGGCAGAGTACCGCGACGCCTGCCAGCGGTGGGTGCGGTCGTGCTGCCGTGACTTCGACTACGTGGTGGTCATTGATTGGGACGCTTGGGGCGGCTGGTGGCACGACGGCGTGCTGAATGGGCTCGGCTGGTTGCTCGAGCTCCAGGGTGCGTACGGCATGGCGAGCGTGTCGCTGCTGGAGACGCCTGTGCTTGCAATGGGGGAAGACCAGAAGCCGGTCATCCGCAGCGCATGGGCCCATTACGATTGCTGGGCGGCCCGTGGAATAGGTCAGCCCGACAACTACTGGGACGATTACACGGCGGGCGAGGGCGGGTGGAAGCATCAGTACCTCCCGCCAGTCGGAAGCGAGCCTGTGGCGGTAGCTAGTGCGTTTGGCGGCTTGTGCGTGTACAGGACATCGGACTACCTCCACGCCGTTTACGATGGCACTACGGACTGCGAACACATTGCAGCGCACAGGTCTATTGCAAAAAAAACGCGAAAGCGACTGTACCTAAACCCGTCCCAGCGAACAGTAATGCGATGGCTAAACACTTGTGATCCTGCTGTCGCGGGGGTAGAATAAAACGAAACGGCGACGGGTTGCAGCCCGCCGCCGTCTCTGACCAGCACCCCTAACGTGAATAGGAGCGAGGCTATGGCCAAATCTAGGCCACGCACAAAGCCCAAGCAAGACGAAGCTTCTAGGCAAAAGCTTCTTGCCGCAAGGAGAGCTCAATATCAGCAGAATCGTGAACAAATCCTGAAAAGGATTCGCGAGAAAAGGCTAAACAACCTTGAGGCAGCCAAGGAAAAAGAACGCAGAAGCAGGTTGAGAAATCGAGAAAAACGGAACGCAAGAAATCGCGAATACATGAGGGCGGCGAGGATAGCTGACCCAGAGAAGTTTCGGCGCAGGGCAAAGGAGAATGCCGCAAAGCACAGAGAGTCCGCAAGGGCTAGAAGCGCAAGGTATTACGCAAAACACAAGAAAAAAGCGCAGGCCGCCAACAACAGATGCGCGAAGAGACGCAAGGAATCTGATCCAGGATACGTTATTGCTATAAGGCTCAGAAACAGGCTTAGGAAAGCAGTGGCGGCGCGATCAGCAAAAAAGCATAACGCGACATTGGCTTTGGTTGGGTGCTCAATTAACTACTTGATCTCGCACATTGAGTCGCAATTTCTTCCTGGAATGAGCTGGAAGAACCGACAGAAATGGCACCTAGACCACATAATTCCGCTTGCTGCATTTGATTTGACGGACCCTCAGCAACAGGCTGCGGCTTGTCATTACACAAACATTCAGCCATTGTGGGCCCGAGATAATCACAAAAAAGGTGCACGGCCGCCACAGCCGCAGAATCTGTTTGGGTTTGCATACGCCGATAAGATCGCCCAAGGCTTAGGCAAAAAGCCGAATCGCACTGGGCGTAAACGTGGCAGGCAACACGGCGACGATTAGCGTGCAGGCGTTCCGCGCCGACTGGCTGACGCACATGCCCATGCGGGCACTGTGTGAGCGGTGGACGATTTCCCGCGACCAAGTCATCCGGCTGAAGCACGTTTGGCACCTGCCGCCACGGCATGACCGGCGACTACGGGCGAAGCCGGCCCGGCAGCCCGACCCGACGCCTCGCGAGATCGCCCAGGCGTGCCGCGAGATCCAGGCCGCCTGGACTGAGGAAACGCGAGAGGATCGCCGCGTCACGAAGACCGCCTTTGTGAGCCTCAAGCGGATTGAGATGACCGACGAGGCTCGGCAGGCGTTTGAGGAGTTTGACGATGGACCGTGACTACGTCGAACGCCGCATCGTGATCGAGTACGGCCGGCGGTACGTGTACCTCTACATGACCACCGGTGACGGCAAGCTGATTGCGGGCCGCGAGGAATCCTTTCGCCAGATGTACCTCCTCGACCGCAAGGAAGCCCACGAAGAGGCCACGGAACTGTGGGACTTAGCCTACGACCACCTGAACGACATCGTGAACCTGACACTGCAAGAGGGTGCGGAGGGCGAGGAAGAATCGGGTGAGGAGGACTGAACGCCATGCCCAACTATGAAGGCACCGCCGACGAGTACGCGAAGTACGGGGCCAATCTCAACATCTGGCAGCAGATTCAGCTGCTCTCCGCGTGGTCGCCCCTCATCGGCTACGCCCAGCGGTTCGTGAACGAGGCCGATCCGTACAAGCGGGCGATCGTCGCAGCCGAGGGGCTGGAGTGGGTGGCGAGCAAGACGAACGCCCAGCTCGATGACGAGCTTGTGAAGCTCATCGCCGCCATCCTGCGGACGCAGCAGGGCGAGGCACTCGTGCGGTGGGCGCTTTCCAAGGTCGAGGCAGCCAAGTGACGTTCGATGTTGCACTACGCACCGCTGCCGTCGTTGCTGCGGTGGCTTTGGTCGGCGCTCCGTACTGGAACGTCGCAGCACAAGCGGGCATCGAGCTCGCTCGTGCCGCCTACGAAGCCGCCAAGGCACGAAAGCAAGTCATCGTGCGGACGGCAGCCGCCGGGCTGATCGTGGCCGCTGCGTGGGGCAAGGTGCCGCTGCCGACGATGCCGGTCGCGAACGTGAAGACAGTCGAGGTTGAAACTCCGAGTGATGCGATGCAGGCGATCGTGGCGGACGTTGGCAAGGCGATGACGGGCATGAATCCGGTGGATCGTGCCGTCTGGGCCGACACGTGGAACAAGGCCGCGATCGTGGTCGAGGGCGACGCGACCGCGAAGGAAGTCGCGTTCACCGATACGCGGTCGCTGCGGGCGTTCACGGCGCTGGCTCTCGACATCGCGTGGCGGCGGATCGGCGGGCATCCGGCTGGTGACGAAGACCTGCGGGTGGCGGTCGAGGCTGCGTACCTCAAGGCGATGGGGGCCGCGACGGTTGCCGTCACGAAGGACACCCGCGCCCAGTACGCCGAGTTTGCACGGGCGATGGCGTGGGCTGGCTACAACGAGGGGTGAGCGATGGCCTTCGTTCCCCTCTACGGCTACACGCCCGATCCGGCCGGTGCGGATGCGTTCGTCTCGTCGCTGCCGCACCCGACGCTTGCGGAAGCCGGGCCTGACCTCAAGGCCGCGAAGCACGACGTGAGCCTGTCCGAATTGCTCCTGCGGTGCATGCCCTCGTGGAAGCGAGGCTCGCAGCCGATCGGCTCGTGTGTCGGCTGGGGAACCGCGATGGCGGTGGACTGCCTTGCTGCCGCCGATATTCTCCTGCGGCGCGAGCCGGAAGTATGGGGCGGGCTGTGCGTGCCCGGTGTCGTTTATGGATTGTCGCGTGTAGAGGCTAGGTCGCAGTCTCGCAATCTCGGAGGGGATGGCAGCACGGGCTTCCACGCGGCCAAGGCGATCCGCGACTACGGCACGCTGCACTTTGGCCGGGACTACGGCGGCACGACGTTCAAGAGCCCGCTGACGGGCCAGCAGGAGACGGCGCTCGGTCGCGACGGGCTGCCCGATGACCTTGAGCCGCACGCGGCGAAACACAAGGTGGCCGAGGTGACGTTGGTCAGAGGGTTTGACGATTGCGCAAAAGCCTTATCCAACGGCTTTCCGATTTTTCTCTGCTCGATGCGTGGGTTTTCGATGAAGTTCCGCGAGTACCCCGGCCTCGGCGGCGGGTGGCTCGTGCCGATGGGGACGTGGCCGCACTGCATGATGGCTTGCGATCTGCGCTGGGATCGCCCGGCCCTGCGAGTCCCGAACTCGTGGGCCGACTGTTACGAAGGCCCGGTCGATGAGAAGGCACCGAAGGTACTCCAGCGGTCAGCGGGATGGGTTGACGCGGAGGTGATAGATGAAATGTGTCGCGGCTCCGATTCCTACGCCGTCGCTGGGTTCAACGGCTTTGAGCCCGAACTGATGCCCGAGACGGGCTGGCTGGAGGGCATCCTGTGAGATTTCTCGTGTGCATGGCCGTCGTGATGGTGGGCTGCGTCGCGACGCTGCCGCCCGGCGATACGTCGATTACGGCGGACATGGCGACCGAGACGGCCCGCATGGTCGTGCAGATGCGTCGCGAGATTCATCCCGCCCCGGCATCGGACGCCTGCGAGAACTGCAACGGAACAGGCCGTATCGGCGATTCGGTAAATGTTGTGCGGCAATGCCCCGTCTGCAAAGGCACCGGCAAGAAGCCCGCCACCATCTGCACCTCAGGGACGTGCCGCCGATGACGCTCAACGAACTCAAGGCCGACGCCTGGGCATCGCTGCCGCCGATCCGCAAGCGACTGGCGGGCCGGGCCACCTGTGACGAACTCGTGACCGAGGCTGTTCGCAACTGGAGCGGCGACTACATCGCGGCGTGTAAGGACGAGGCTCACCGCCAGGACTACGTCCGGCAGCTCGTGAACATGGTGCGAGTGAGCCACCAGCCCCGCAGCGGCATCGCGACGCAGGAGTACGGCTTCGTTTGGATGTTCCTGCTCATGGCCGTGGCCTCGGCCGTGGTTCAGTGGCTTGTCAAACGGTGGCTCGATCGCCACTTCGACGCCGAGCAAATGCAAGCATGGCAGCGGGAGGTGGCATCGTGACGAAAGAGGAGATGCAGGTCAGCCTCGGCAACATTCTGGAGCGGTGGGGTTTTCCGGTATTGGTGGCCGTCGCGTGTGGCTGGGTTTTGAGAGCCGATGTTCTCCTACCCTTGGTCGAGGAGCATCGCGCGTTCGTGAAGAGCCTCAGCGAGACGCAGCGGGAGATCAGCCAAGCGATCACAGAGCAGACACGCTTGCTCTACGCATTACAAAATGAGAAGGGCGACGCGCCCCGAGGAGAGTGACGCGATGGCGATGAACAACAAGCTGCTGCGACCGCGAGCCAGTGGCTACACGGCAACCGACGCCGACGCCCGTACGTACATTGCTGCGGTTGAGTCTGCCGACAAGCAAAAGCTAGAAAAAGCTGTTGCCGTTGCCATCAATGACTTTGTTGTCGGATGCAAGGCAGACGGGATTTGGTCCGCAATCAAGGCGTCCTGCATCCTCATGGGCGCTCGCACGCTGTCGGGCGCGTTGACGCCGTTGGTGGGCACAGCCCCGACGAACAATAACTTTGTGAGCGGCGACTACAACCGGAAGACGGGCCTGCTGGGCAACGGCTCCACCAAATACATCAACACCCTGCGGGCCGAAAGCGCAGACCCGCAGAACAATCACCACATCGCTGTGTATGCGTCTACGGTTGGCTCCGGGAACATGCTTGCCAACGGCAGCGCAACAACAGTAATTTCCTCGTCAGCCACCCGCAGCCGCAGTTCAACGTCGGACTCCTATACGGCAGCGGCTGGCTTTATCGGCGTGTCGCGGTCAGCGTCCGATGCGTACTCCCGACTCAACGGCGGCAGCACCACCAGCGTGACGCGAACATCGCAGGGCTCCGTTGCAGACACGTTCTTTGCTGTCGCAGGCACGCCTAGACTGGCGTTTTACAGTCTTGGAACGTCGCTGGACTTGAGCCTGCTGGGTGCGCGAGTGTCGGCCCTCTACACCGCCATCGGAGCCGCCATCCTATGACGCTCGCTGACCTGACGCTGCCGATCGCCTACGAAGACGCCAAGCAGTACGCCCTGGTCTTCACAACCACGCTGGCCTCGCGGCTCGCTGAATTACACGCCGCCCACGGATCGCAGAAGTGCGTGCCAGTGCCGCGTTCGCTCACAGATGGCCGTCTCATGCTCTCAGCCGATGTGCTCACCGAAGTGGGCCCAGGCGGCATGCTCCACGCCATGTGGGAGGCAGCCGACAAGGCCGTGCTGAATGCGCAGGTTGGTGTAATTCCGTGGGCCGAGGCCGTGGCCTTGCTGCCCGCCGACCCGGCTGAGTGACTGCAAGACACGCCCCCGCCCCCCTAGGCTAGACCACACAGGAGACATACATGGCCAACAGCACCATCACGCGGAAATACCGCGACTTCGACATCACGCTGCACACCGCCACCTCGCTGGCCACCACGCTTGATATGCGTGACGTTGCCGGGGCTGTCGTGTCGTTCGGCACCATGAGCACCAATGCGGCCACCCTTCAGATGTGGGTGAGCCCGTCCAGCACTGGCACCTTCCGCCGTCTCTACAAGCCTGATGGCACCGTGGCCGACGTGACGCTGGCATCGTCCAGCACGGAAGGACGGGCCTACAGCCTGCCCGATGAGGTGTTTGGTACTGAGTACCTCAAGATCGTGAGCGGCACGACCAACAGCACGGGCACGGCTGGTGTCGTGATGTTCAAGAGCTAGGGCATGCCCCAGCGGATCCCGAGCCACAAGCCGCTGCGATTGCGGACCGCACCCAAGCGGGACGAAAGCGGGCGGCCCAATGCGGCACAGCGTGGGTATTGCTCGGCCGCCTGGTTCAAGACACGCCAAGCCGTGCTGATCCGAGACGCATGGCAATGCCAAGATTGTGGCCGCGTCTGTGCGGAGAAGCGAGAAGCCCACGTTGACCACGTGACGCCAAAGGCTCGAGGTGGCACGGACGAGCTCGGCAACCTACGGACGTTGTGCATCCGGTGCCACGGGCGAAAGACGATGCAGGAGCAACGCGGGCGGCTGTAGCGGGGTATTAGGGGGTCGGATCATACCGACCTGCGCCGGACCAAACCCCACGGTTTCCTTAAATTTTCGGGCCTGCGGGTTGCTGCATGGGGGTAGGTCCGCCGCTGCTTGACGGCGTACGCAGATTGAACGCATGTACATCACATGCGTTGACTGCGGCGAGGTGTTTGAGCATCCACGCCAACGTGGCCGTCGCCCCAAAAGATGTTTGCGTTGCAAGACTGCTTGCCGCCACGCCCGCAAGCGAAAGCGGCAGCGAGCCACGAATCAACTGAAATGCATGTATTGCAGCGTAAGTTTTTTGTGTTGCCGCAAGTCGCAGAAGTACTGCTCAGAATCATGCCGTGGCCTAGCAAGCAGAAAGCGGGTGACTGCTGTATGCGCCAACCAAAGGTGCGGCAGAAAGTTTGAGACACGGCCTGGGCGTATTGCTAATGGCCATCGTTTCTGCTGCCGCGAGTGCTCATACCACGAGCCGCTGGTTTGCCAAAATCCGGCATGCGGCAAGCAATTCCGAATGAAGCACCGCACAAATGACAGCTGGAAAAACAAGGGCAAGTACTGTTGCCCGGAGTGCTATCGCGACCATCGCTGGGGTGCCGATCGGCCACGCATACGTCGGAGTAAAACTGTGCGCGCCTCAGCGTCAAAGGACGCGCTGGCACGATCTCTCCGCAAGCGGTGCAAGGTCTATGGCGTGACGTTTGATCCGTCATGCACCCGCCAGGCCGTGCTGGATCGAGATGGCTGGGTATGCCAGAAGTGCCGCACTGTATGCAATAAAGAATATGTGCTGCACCCTGTGACGTTTACGCCTGATTTGCGTAACGCCGAGCACGACCACATTTGGCCGCTGTCTGTTGAGGGAAGCCCAGGCAACGTCTTTGAGAACTCTCAGTGCCTGTGCCGCAAATGCAACATGGCGAAGGGCGACACCGTAGAAGGCCAGTTGCGGCTGTGCCTTGAGGAGGAAGCATGGGGAAAAGGGGTCCGCGTCCGCAGCCAACGCAGCTCAAGATCATGCGTGGCAACCCCGGTTGCCGGCCAATCAACAAGGCCGAGCCGCAGCCGCCAGCCAATGGCGTTGTGATGCCGTCGCACCTGGGCGAGGTGGCCGCCGGCAAGTGGGCCGAGCTGCTGCCGCTGCTCCAGGCGGTGAAGGTGATGACGCGGGCCGACATCGAGGCACTCGCCCGCTACTGCGACACGTACGAGTGGTGGCTTGCCACGCGGGCGAAACTCAAGAAAGAGGGCGACACGTACCCAATCCTGAACGACAAGGGCGAGGTGAAGTACATCGCGCAGCGTCCCGAAGTCTCGATAGCCAACAAATTAGCGGCCCAGCTTCGCCAGTTAGAGAGCGACTTTGGCCTGTCGCCAGCGGCCAGGACGAGCCTCAAGGTTGAGCCGGATGCCAAGGAAGAAAGCGTCCTCACCAAGTTCCTTGCCCGCCGCCAGAAGGCGTGAGTGGGTCGAGGGCTTCACATACGACCCGGCAGACCCAGAGCTCATCATCGAGTTCCTTGAGGGCGTCTGCGTCCACACAAAGGACGGGGCCACGGCCAAGGCTGGCGAGCCGATCCGGCTTTTGGATTGGCACAAGGACGAAGTGATCAGGCCGCTATACGGGTGGAAGGACAAGGACGGCCGGCGAAGGTTTCGCGTTTCATATTTTGAGGTTCCGAAAAAAAACGCCAAGAGCACGCTACTTTCGTGCCTGGCTATCTGGCACCTCGTCATGGAAGGCGTTGGCGAGTTGGGCTGCATCGCAGCGAAAGATCGCAACCAGGCCGGGATCATCTACGACGAAACGGCCAAGATGATCTTGGGTTCGCCAGAACTGCGTGGGCTGCTCGAGGTGATCGACAGCCGGAAGACGATCGTGAACCGGAGCAACAACAGCAGCCTGCGGGTCATCTCGCGGGATGCTGGCTCGGCGGAAGGCCCGTCCTACTCGTTCGTATTCTTTGACGAGCTGCACGCCCAGCCAGACCGAAAGTTGTGGGAAGCCCTCCGGTACTCTGGCCGCTCTCGGCCGCAGCCGCTCATCTGCACCATCACGACGGCCGGCAGTGACCGGCAGTCCATCTGCTGGGAACAGCACGAGTACGCGGAGCAGGTGATCGCAGACCCGGCCTACGATCCCCGTTTTTATGGGCGGATCTGGGCGGCCCAAAAAGACGTGGACGACTACTTCTCGCCGGCCGTCTGGAGGCGATGCAATCCAGGCATGGGCGTGACGATGACTGAGGAGTCCTTCGCCGCCGATGCCATGGAGGCGAAGAACAAGGCCACAAAGCTCAACGGATGGCTGCGCTACTCGTTGGGAATTTGGACAGAGACAAGCAATCGCTTCCTCGATCCTGACAAGTGGGCCGCGTGTGCGTTGCCGCCCCCGGTGCCGCTCTCTGGCAGGCCGTGCATCCTTGGCATGGACTTGTCGAAGAGCACCGACTTGTCGGCGGTCACGGCGTTATTCCCGCACGACGATGGGACGTTCGACGTGGACTGCATGCTGTTCAGTCCGCGTGACCTGATCATGGAACGAGAGCGAACCGACCGCCAGCCGTTTCAGCACTGGGTCAACGAAGGCTGGATCACTGCCACCAGCGGCAATGTGATCGACCACGGCGTGATTCGCGAGTACGTACTGGACTACGCCAAGAAGCACCAAGTGGAGCGGGTGCTGATGGACATGTCGGGGGCCGTGCAGTTGGGCGTGGAACTGCAAGGAGCGGGGCTTACCGTGGAATCATTTGGGCAGGGTTTCCGCTCAATGAGCAGCCCTACCAAGCTGCTGGAGAGCCTGGTGCTTCAGCAGAAGATTCGGCATCGAGGTAACCCGGTGCTGAGTTGGATGGCCGCAGGAGTGACCGTCGAAACCGGGGCCTTTGAGGACATACGCCCGGTCAAGAAGAAAAGCACCTGCCGCATCGACGGAATCGTGGCGCTCATCTTTGCCCTTGGCGGGTGGGAGGCCAACAGCGTGCGAAAGGCTGCCGAGCAAAACTGGGACATCTTCATCGTATGACCACCGAAAACGCCGTCGCCGATTTCAAGATGTTTGACCTTCGCGGCATCGAGTGGACGGAATCGTCCTCTAGTCGCACGCCCTCGGGCATCCGGGTCAACGCCGACAACTCGATGGCGTGTTCGGCCTACACCGCCTGCATTCGGGTCATTTCTGACGCCGTATCGGCCCTGCCGCTCCACGTTTACGAGCGGCTCGCCGATGGCGGCAAGGCCAAGGCACCGACGCACCCGGTGTACCGCCTGCTGCACATGCAGCCGAACCCGTGGCAGACGGCGCAGGAGTTCCGCGATTGGATGACCGGCATGTACCTGCACTACGGCGCGAGCTACGCCGAGATCCGCCCAGGTGCTCGAGGTGCCGTCTCTGAGCTCTGGCCGCTGCACTCTTCTCGCATGGAGGTGGAGCGGCTGGAGAACGGCAGCCTGCGGTACAAGTACCGCGAGCCGAGCGGCAAGGTTACGACCTACTCGCAGGAGCAGATCTTCTGCCTGCGGTTCACGACCGAGGACGGCATCAAACCGATCCCGACGTACAGCCTCTTCAAGAACGTCATCGGATTGGCCCAAGCGTTAGAGGCACACGCCGCAACGTACTTCGGGAACAACGCACGCCCAGGCGTCATCCTTGAGTCCAGCAACCCAATCCCTGTGGATGCAGCAGAGCGGCTGCGTGAGAACTGGGAAAGGATGCACAGGGGCAGTGACAAGGCCTTCCGCACGGCCGTGCTCCCTGCGGGCGTTTCGGCCAAAGAGCTGAGCGGCAGCAACGAGAGTGCCCAGATGCTGGAAAGCCGGGTCTTCAGCGCGATCGAGTGCTGCCGACTCTTTCGGGTTCCGCCCCACATGATCCAGCAGTTGGACCGCAGTACATACAACAACATCGAGGTGCAAGGCACGGAGTTCGTCCAGCACTGCCTGCTGCCGCATCTCAAGCGGTGGGAAGCCGCCATCTCGCGTGACCTCATTGTCGATGACGAGACGTATTTTGCGGAGCACAACGTCAACGGCTTGCTGCGTGGCGACCACACGAGCCGGGCCGCGTTCTACGTGTCGGCACTTCAGAACGGCTGGATGACGATTAACGAGATCCGCGAGGCTGAGAACCTCAACCCGATCGGCCCAGACGGCGACAAGCATTTCGTTCAGTTGAACATGACCACGCTGGACAAACTCGGCCAAGAGCCGCCGGCACCGGAGCCGACGACCGAGCCGGCCGTCGAGGTTGAGGACGAAGAAAGCCCTGAAGATGACGCCGAGGACGCCGCCGAAGAGGAGGATATGACCGATGGAAATTGAACGCCGCTGCCTCGCGTTCGAGGAAGTGCCAGAGGCCGAGCTGACCATCGAGACGCGGGCCAACGGCACGCAGGTGCTCGTGGGCTACGCCGCCGTCTACAACCGCTTCAGCCTGCCGCTCCGCGAAGGCGGCTCGCAGTTCCGCGAGATCATCCTGCCGGGTGCGTTCGACAAGATTCTGAACCGCCAGCGTGGGAAGCAGGACGTGGTGGCCCTGCTCAACCACAACAGCGACCTGATTCTGGGCCGTTCTTCGTCTGGCACGCTGGAACTCTCCAGCGATGACAAGGGCTTGCGGTACGTGGTGACGCCGCCCGATACACAGGTGGGCCGGGACACGCTCGAGCTGGTCCGCCGTCGCGATCTGCGGGGCAGTTCGTTTGCCTTCTCTGTGGACACCAAGACCGGCGAGCGGTGGTCGAGTGACGAGCAAGGCGCTGTGCGTGAGATTCGCGAGGTGGCGTCGCTGGTCGATGTGTCCGTAGTGCTGACGCCGGCGTATCCGGCCAGCAGCGTGACCGTGGCCCAGCGTTCCTACGAAGCGTGGCTTGCGTCGCAGGTTGCCGCCGAGCCGACGCCCGAACCTGCGGCCCAGGCGGATTGCTCGCGTTCGGCCCTGCGGGGCGTCGCCGCCGCCTGGGCTGCATCTCTGAGGCTGCGGAATGTCTGAGGCCCGCTGCACCTGCGGCGAAAAACTCCGGTGCCGCTCTAGTCGTCCGTGCGGCGACGAACGGCAGCGGTATCTGCGTTGCCCGCGATGCGGAGCGCGTGCGGTGGCGTTTGTCAAAACAACACTTTCCGAAGTCCGCTTCTGCAAGAGGGCCACGCGATAGTGGCACTGTGGACTCCATCGGCAATACCGCCGGCGGAGATATCACACAGTGGACAACCTCAAGAAGCTTCAGGACGAGGCCGCAAAGCTGGCCGACCGGATCGACGCCGTGCGGGCGATCGAGGGCGATGCCGACAAGATCGCGGAGCGCGATCTGGAACTCGAGACGCTGACGGCCGACGCCGCCAAGCTCGCCAAGAAGGTCGAGTTTGAGAAGTCGGTGGCCGAGTCGGCGAAGAATCTCCGCAGCGTGGTGGACCGCTGCACCCCGGCTCCCGAAGTGACCGAGGAGCGGAGCGAGAAGGTCCGCGTGGAGGCGGTCCCGTTCTCGGGTCGGCTCCGTGCGTTTGAGAACGCGAAGGACGCCTACTCGGTGGGCATGTGGTTCAAGGCCAAGAGCGGCGATGCCGAGGCCAAGCGGTGGTGCCAGGACCACGGCGTCGAGGCTCGTGCCCAGGGTTCGACCGGCAGCACGACCGGGGCCGCATTTGTCCCGGATATCCTGTCATCGACCGTGATTCGTTTGGTGGACCAGTACTCCGCATTCGCTCAGAACGCCACGAACGTGGTGATGCCGAGCGACGTGCTGCTGTTCCCGCGTCGGACTGCCGGCGCTACGGCGTACTGGATCAACGAGAACGCTGCCATTACCGCCAGCGACCCGACCTCGAACCAGGTCACGCTGACGGCGAAGAAGGTCACGGGTGCGGTGACGATTGCGAGCGAGCTCCTCCAGGACTCCATCGTGTCGATCGCCGACTGGATCGCTGCCGAGCTCGCCCTGACGCTCAGCAACGCTGTCGAAGAGGCTGCGTGGAGCGGCAACCCCAGCAACGCCCCAGCGGTTGCCGGGCTCGTCACGACCCACACGGGTGGCCTGCTGGCGGCGTCTGCTGCCACCTACGCCGCCTCGCTCGTGACGGCTGCCGGTGACACGCCCGACGAGGTGACCAAGGCGAACCTGCTGGCCATGATGGCCAGGGTTCCGCAGCACTCGCGTGCGGGTGCCAAGTGGTTCTGCTCGCCGTTCTTCTTCGCCACCTGCATGCAGAACCTCGACCTCGCCCAGGGCGGGTCGGTGGGTTTGTCGCAGGGCATGGGTCCGACGTTCCTCGGCTCGGAAGTGGTCCTCACCGACCG